TATTTATATTCTAACCTTAAACCAAACTTCCATTGTTCTCCATATCTAAACACATTACAAGCAGGACATTGTACTTGACAATTTTGCTCATTCCATCTTGTAGATAAGTGTCTGCGACTTTGAAAATGACCACATTGCATTTTTTTATAATGATCTACTTTACCACAAGTAAAACATTGACACATTCCAAGATCAGATGCTTCTCTTAGTCTAATATATAGACTAAACCATTTATCTAATTCTTTTTTTAGTTTAGTTATGGTTTTTTTCATACCCCTGCTATTTTACGCCATTCTTTGTTATAAGTTTTCTTTCTTAACTTATATTTACTACCTCTTAATCCAGGTTCTTCTTCTTGCAGTTTTGCTCTTGCTCTTTTAATACTTGGTGCTGATGTTAGTTTTCCTAAAGCATATATTCTTAGAAAATCTCTAGCAGTTGAATTATCCATAATGATATATTCTTTTAATTCTTGATTCCAAATATTACAGCATAATTTATAATCATTATCTCTTAGATGTTCGTGTTTTGTAAGCCAATATCTTACTTTGTCTTTTGTTTTCATATTTTTATTTTTTATAATATTCTTTTCCTGAAACGCTTTTTTCTACAAGTTTAATTTTAAAATAAGTTCTCATTATATTTCCATAATCTTTTGAAATAAAAATAGACAAATCTTTATTGTATATTTTTGCTCTTTTAATAACATAATTATTAAATTTTTCTGGAGTAAAATCTTGATAAGTTTTTATATTATATCTATTTTTTACATAATCACTTCTTCTCCATCTTTTGTGTCCGTATTCACCGAATGTAATAATTAAACCTTTTTGTGCTATTTGTAATGCTAAATCAAAACAATTAAAAGCACTACCAAATGGATCCAAGTCAATTAAATCAAATTTCTTTTTTTTAAATTTAAATAGAAAGTCAAAAGCATCTAATTTATAATTTGTTTCTATTCCTTTTATATCATTATCTATTACCTCTATGTTAGTTGTTTTTTTATAATAAGAATTTCCTGCATAAACATCTAAAATATTTTTAGGTTTTATTTCTGATATAAATAATCTATTACATTTATATTTGTCTGTTCTATGTTTTTCATTATAAGTATCATTAGAAAATTTTAATCTTTTCAATTTAATTGTTATTGATGTTTCAGTTCTATTTATTATTTTAGATATTTCTTTAATAGATTTTTCTTTTTTTAAATATAATAGTTGTTTTATATTTTCTTTTGTCCATTTTCTAGGTATAGACTTTATTACTCCATTTAATAAATTCTTATTCATTTTAATAATTTTATAGGTTTTTGATAATATTTAACTTCTTTTGGGTTTTGCCCTAATGTATGAACTTGATAATAAGCATTATCTATTCTTTCTTTTTTATGACTATAAACCCATTTGTAAAATGTTCTTATATTTAAAAATGGTTCATCTTTTCCAAATCTAACTCCTAATCTAAAAGCATCTTCTATTTGATTAAAAGTCATATTTCCAAATCTTTTTTCTTGTATTAAGTCTGATGCAAATATTTTACTTAGACTAGCTAAAGTATCTCTATCTATTTTGTGTCCTATCTCTACTGATGTTTTAGCAATTAAGTCTAACACTTTGTTAGTCAAGTCTTTGTCGTTCTCTTGTTTTAGTGGTTTCATTTTAATAATTTTTTAGCTTCTTGCCATTCATTTATTTGTGAATGTAATTTACTCATAGTTGGTTTCTTTGTTTCTCTACGTTCCCAAGTTCTCACACAAGCTTTCCAATCTTTCATTTTATTCTTACCAATTTTCCAATCTTTGCTTTCATAAAAATCTAAGAACGCTTCTGCATCTACATTATTTTTTCTTTCAATACAATAATCATTAACTTGATCTAAAGTTGGTTTATTAAAACGCCCCTTATTACTATACGTAGTATTAGTATTATTATATACTTTAGTATTAATATTATCTGTTAACTTTTCTTTACCAGGTATGTTAACCAAAGTTATCACCCTTGTTAATATTTCTTTACTACCCTGTTTATATATGTTAACACGCTTAATATGCTTATTATCTTCTAAAATCTTTAACCATTTTTGAATTGATACTCTACTAACTTCATATAATTTACAAAAGTATTCAGTTGATGCTGTACATTTACCATTCATATTACATAAAGCAGTTATCTCTGCATAAAGTAATTTAGCATTAGGTGTTAGCTTTTTGCTATATCTTACCTGTGCAGGAATAACTGCATAATAGTTTGGTTTTTCCATTATATAATCTTTACGCTAAAGTGATAATTCTTCAGCACAAAATTAATTATTTTTAATTGATTAGAAAAATCAAAGTAAGAAGTCTTAATAATACATTTAACTTCACCACTTTTTACTTCTAGTAATACATCAGGATCAAGTTTTTCTGTAACACCTCCTTTAAGTAAAAAAGACTTCATATAATCTTTGTCAATAAATATTTCTTTTGTGCCATCAATATCTTTATATGCTTTGTAGATTTTAGTAAATATATTTCTATAAATTATACAACGACTATAAAGGTTTTTGTGGTTTCTTTCATAGTGATAAGTTGCAGTCCTATCTCTATTTAAAACTTTAGCAATTATATTTCTATGTATATCTTCTTCAGTTCTTGCAATATAAGCTACTGATGCTCTAACTGCTTGTACCTTTCTTTTCCTGGTTTTAGAAAGTAATGTGTCTTTAGAAACATCACAAACATTAATTGCTAAATCACAAATTGCTTTAAAGTTTAATTCTTCTGTCATAATTAAAAAGGTAAATTATCATTGTCATCAGCTGTTACAAATTGATCTGATTCTTCATTATGTGAATTTTTATTTGCCCACCAATGTCCATTAAGATTAGTGTAGAATTTACCATTAAATTCTCTGCTCTCTGCATTAACTTTTACATCAACAGTATCACCTTCATTAAACCTACTAAGTGATTCTAATGCTTTATCTCCAAAAGCAGTAACACATACATCTTTAACATATTTTGGGTCTGGATGAAATTGTGTAATAACTACATCTCTTTTTTTCCATTCATAACCTGCTTCACTTGTTCCACTTTTTAGTGGTAAAATTTTTTTAATTGTTCCTGAAATTTCCATATCTATTTATTTATTTAATTATTAAAAAAAGGTAGTGAAAAGGAATTGATAAAACCACAAAGTATAACTGCTCAGTTATTAATTAATTATCTAACCCTTTCACCACCTATGCTAGTTCTTTTTAAAATCTTCTGATTCATCTTCACCAAATACTCCTAACTCATAAAATCCTGTAAGTTTTAATACAGCCCTTGACATTGCTCTTTTCTCTGCCATTTCTAATACATACCAGGTGTTAGTGTTTCCATCTTTAAAGTTACTCCCTTTAAGTGCTGAACCAAAAGTTTGTATTGTATTTTGATCTTTAATTGCTGTTGCTTTTACTGATGCAAAATTAGGTTCACATTTTATAACATCATAATTTATATGTATGTTTTCTAATGCTTGTATTTTTTCTATCCCACTTCTTGTTATTATTATATAGTGTTGGTGCTTAAACACATCATCTTTTGTTAAGTTGTATTTAATATATTTTTCTTTTAGTATTTCCGTTTTCATATTATTATTAATGCTTTATTAGTTTTTATCTTATTGTATCTCTCTTTATATTCTTTTAACTTTTCTTGATCTTCATAATCAAACACTTCATCAACATTTAAATCTGTCATTTCTGAATATTCATCAACAGCTTTATCTATTTGTTCTCTTGTACCAAATACTCTAATTTTTGGTTCAACTTTAACTAAATCAGTAAAAGCACCTGATAATGATAATGATTTTATTGTTTTATATAACATTCCGTTATTATAAAAATAGTAGTCCTCGCAAATTAGTAATTCCATTGTATGTATAGTAAAAATGATGCTATTGATAATGCAATCAAAGCAAAGGTTAATATAAAAAATTGAATATCACTAATAACATCTTCTTCAACTATTCTATAATCATCTTTAAAGTTGATGTATTTTCCTTTAGCATTTTTAGCATAGAAAAATTTTGATGCTTCTTTTGGATTTAATTTAAAGCTATGTCCTGTCTTTTTGTTAATTAATTTCATTTTATAAAGTTTGGTTAAACAATGACACAAAGATATAAAAAAATATTGTTATACACAATCTTTCACACAAAGTTATTAACAATATTAATGTTAATAGTGTTTTAACTATATAAGCGACTTTAAGTAATGTCTAGTATATTACCATTAAAAAGTTGTGAAAGTGTCTAAAACGACTAAAGGGGGGTAATTAAATAGAAAGTAAAAAGACAAATAACATAATGATAAAATACAATACAAATAGTCTATATGTTTCCATCCGATCAGGATATTTAGGTATTTTAGGCATTATAATGGCATTGTTTCTATTATAGGTAATTTTCCTGAATCTAATATAACAGCACAACCAAGTATAGGTTTAGCAGTATGAAATTTAGCATAACCATAAGCAAAAGACTTATAATCTATACCATTTGGACATTGTATGCCAAATTTAAGATCATTAAGAGATGCTGTAAAATCTATAAAACTTTGGGTATGTATATGACCTTGAACCATTGAAGTTCCCCAATTCTGAACTCTTTTCATTATACCTTTACCACTACAACCTGTTCCGTGAGTATATAACACATTATCGTAAACAAATTGTTCTTCAAATTTCCAATCAGGACAACCAAGAACTTCGTTAAGATTTCTTACCCAACGCTTATCTATTCCTGCTTCTTCACTCTTACGTGCTACAATTAAATCGTGATTACCAAGAGTTATTGAAATTCCGTTAGGTACAGTATCATTATTAAATGCTTCATACCAATCTTTTACTTGTTCTATCGCCATAGTCAATTCATATTTTCCATCTGTTTCTGTACTGGTATGATGAAAACTAGCAAAATGTGAGTCAATTATATCTCCAGTCATACTGACAGCATTACAATTGTATTTGTGATAAATATCAATACAATGCTTTAGATAATTTCGGTGAGTGTATGGAAGATGAATATCTCCCACCACCAACCGATTTACCTTTTTACTACGAAGATTTTTAATCACTTCAATCTCGTGTGGTTTTAATCTATATCTATTATTTCTTTGCAATGTCAGCTATTCCTTGCCCTAACACTAAAGCTAATAACGCATAGTATAAATTGCTTGCAGTTGCTTCATCAACTCCCAAATAAGTTACTATTGCAGGAACAACTACTGAACTAATTGCATACCAAAATTTTTTAGACTTAATCATTTGTCCAATTAAAAAGTTTTCTAAGAATTTCATAATTATTTATTTATTTTTGATTATTAAATTTATATTCTCGCCACCTAAATTAATTATTTCTTTGATTAGTAAATCCATAGCTAAAGTTGAATTATAAACAATGTCTTGTTGAGTTCCTTGACCTACTAGAATACACCCCCTTGAGTCTTTAGCTGTATTACCTCTATGAAATAATATATGTGATCTGTCTTTTACATCTTTTACTAATAAGTGCAAATAATCTCTTGTAGCACTTTCTCTTGGTAATCTTAACCTTACCTTATATTCTCCTGTTGGAATACAGGATATACTTCTTTGGTTATCTCTATATGGTAGTTCTAAAGTATCACAAAACCTTTCACCATTAACAAACAATTCTCCTATTGTAGATTCATCTGTAAATGTATCTCTAAGAAGCAATAAGTTTATGTTGTTAGAGTTAGAGATAGTAGACCTTGTAGATTTTACACCCCTTAACTTCTTGAACCAATTCTTTACGAAATTCACGAGGTTTTTCATTATTTTTTAAATATTTAGGATTTTTGCTATTTAATTTTCTTTTTTTCATATATAAAAAATTTGTAAATTGTAAATGCTATTGCTACTACTAATGATACTCCAATAGCTGATCCGTTAGCTATTCCTACTTGTATTGTGTCTTTTAGGTCTGTCATTTGTTTTGTTATTTGTCTGCTTATCCAAGTAGGATTTTAGCTTCGTTATGTTAATTAATTTAGGTTTATAATGTTTCTTCATTATTCTCCTGCTGTTAAGAAGTTTCTTAATGTTAATTTAGTTCCTTGTGGTGTTGGTTTTTCAAGATTCATTCCTGCATAATAAGCATTTCTATCAGGACTTATTTCTGCACCACTATTTGTGCTATATTCAGGAAAGTCAGTTAGATTATTAGTTACATATTCTATCATTCTTTCAGTATAATATTCTGCTGTATTTCTAACTTCTTCTCTAAGGTGTTGTGCTTCTTCTGTACTTAAACCAGTTCCTGTTTCTGATACTTTGGAATATATATTTCCATTTTCTATCTTAAATCTTAAAAAAGGTATTGCGTGATAAAATGCCCAATTAGGTAACATATCACCAATATAGTCATCAACTAAAGTCTTATATGCACCTGTTAATGTGCTTCCAGAAATTTTAGTCTTTAATGCTTCATATAAATCTGTACCTAGCTTAGGTTCAACATAAAGTTTCTGTGCTTGTCTTACATAAGGTAAGAGCAAATCGGTTGAAACATTTAAATTGATTGCTGTTGAGTCTTTAAGTTTTTGTTCTGATATAAATAATACGTATGCCATAGTTATCTCGGTGTTAAAAATCCTTTATTCTTCATTCGTTTTGGTGGTTTAGCTACTAATGGACTATTCTTTTCAGGTCTAAATCCTTCTGAAACAGCTTTTGTATATCCTATTAAATCAGCATCATCTATCTTAGTTGTTCTTGATTTTCCTAAAGTAGTTTTGTAAATTTGTCTTAACCAAAAATGCTGACAATTACCACCTCCTTTGTACTTTAGGATATCATATTTTAAAGCACCTTTAGGCCCCCATCCTATGTTTCTATTTTGGTTTTTAGAATAATAATAATCATTTACAACTTTATCTGACATACTTACAATATCTTCTTTTCTGTATAACTTTTTAGCACCCATCATTTGTTTGCAAAATGGTCTTTCTTGACCTGTTTTATTTACTAAAAAATTATCTTCAGCATACACGTATCTTACTCTAAAATAGTCATAAGTTTTTTTAGATATACCATCTTGTTCTGACTTTCTACCAGGTAAAGCTCTACCTGTTGATGCTAACTCTACTTTTTCGTGTGCTACATCATTTAAAACTTCTTCAAAATCAAATTCAGGATGTTCATCTACAACCTTTTCTTCATCTACTAATTCCCAATCTTCAGGTAAATCTTCACCATATTCATCTATAAACTTTGCAAGTTCTGTTGCTGATGAATGGTCTTTACAAGCCATATAAACAGTTCTACCCTCAAATTCGTGTGGGTGATACCCCTCGCACCCTAAAGTCTTTGCGTGTGCTTCAGCTTCTTCTATTGTGCTAAAAACAGGTTTTCCATCAATCATTCCTACTTTACTAAAATCCTCTCTTACTTCTACATCTAAAGGTTCTAAACCTAATTCATCTCTAATTTCTGTTTCTGTCATTACTGCTTTTAAATCCTCAGAAGTAAATTCTAATGTAATTGGTTTTAGCTGTACAAAATTAACAGGCATATCCATATCATTAACTTGGAATATTTTTCTAAGCATTTTAACAATATGATCTTGGAATGGTTTTACTACTGTATTTAAATAAAAATTAGAAGCACTATTTAATTCATCTACATTACTA